AATTTCCAGCAATGTCCCACTCCCGACAACTGTGAACCATACTGAAAAAATCAGTCTCCGGACTGACGACCTCCAGGCACTAGGACTCAGTCACGGTATGCGGGTAGGTTGAATTGGCTCGTACCCATCTTGCTTGAAGGTGGGGAAAATCGTCTTAATCTCTTTGTCCACTAGAGGTTATTTCAGGCGGTATAGGGGCAGTTGTGTCCTATAGGGAAAGTTTATGCAAATAATCTTCAATATTTTCCTCGATTTTGAAGTACTTATTTGTCCCAACTACATTTACCTTACCGCTTACAGGAAACAAATCAACACTCATATTCCGGCCTTTTAAACGTATTTGGGTAGGCAATAAGACCTTGACATCCCATCCCGACATTTCAGCGTAGCATTGGGCGGCTAATAGCCAAATTTTCATACGTATTTCTTTTCTCGTCATATCTCAAGTTGTTCGTTTGGATCGGGGATGTACAAATCAAGTGTCTCAGCAGCGAACTGCTTGACGTGTTCTAAGTAGTCCATGAACTCGCCTGTTGCAAGTTCCGACGTTTTCTTGGGTATCCGCATGACCTCTCCGGTGCTTGGGTCAGTCAGTTCGGAGTACAAGAAACGCCCCTTCAGGAACTCATGCGTGAGGTCGCGGTCAACGTCATGGCCAAGCTCCCTAAGCCTTTCCACTATCATCGCAACGACCACGCCCCAATAGTAGTTATTGAACTCATTGGAACGTTTGTACTTCTTTACCTTGACCTCGACGGTCACAGCCAAGTCCTTTTCACGGGACATGGCTCTAACCTCCTCTTCGAAGAGGGGGCGATTGTAGATTCGCAATGCCCCCTGTGGCGTGATTACTCCGTTGTGTTTCATTCTACCCTCCAGACTCTAACCCCTGTTTCAAAGGTTTGTGTTTTGAACTTGCATTTCTTCTCACGGCAGAACATGGTAGCCGCCGCAGATACCTTTTTGCGTGTCTTCTCCGGGTCTATCTTGTCGGTGAGGAAGAATGATTCGCCTATGTTCATTTCCTTGAACGGGTACTTTGAACGACGTGTTGTGTTGCCTGGGATTGGAATCCCTGTTTCGATTTTAATCATAGCTTTATTTCTTTTGCTTGTGTAATGAACTTGTTTACCTTCTCTTGGAACTCGTCTGCGGTTAACTCAGTAACCTTGTAGTCCTTGAAGGTGCTGTCGAGCAGCTTTTGTATGTCCTCCTCAGTACGCTGAGTAACGATCATGGAGCAATGGCCTTCGCCAAGGAATACCCTAATGGTTTTAAGTTCTTCCGTAATCATTACAACCTCGTCGGAGTATGCGTACTGGTTCGTTGTGAAGCAGTATGGTAGGTTGATTGATGTCGTGTCAACTGTGGTCAACACTTGGTGTTTGATTTCGATTGTCATTTGGTTGGTGTATTAAAATAATTATTGGTTACTAAAAAATCATATAGGTCGGGCAGCGTCTGGCATATCTCGTTCTTGCTCTCGTCCCATGCCGTCATGCTGTTGTCCATCTCGTACAGGTAGGACTTCTCGTACATGAACCATGAGAACCAGTCGTTGCCTTCCTTGGTTAGAACGGTCTCCCACAGGCGTTGATTAATCCACGCAGAGTCGTCCATGAAGTCGTACAGGTCAACGTTCAGTTTATGTAGCGCATCTAAGTTGTCGTGGTTCTGCTTCATCCTTTCGCAGACTTCCATGAAGATTTCCTTTCTCATGCCTCCTCCTCCTCTTCGGTTACGCCATAACGCTTGGCTTGTTCTACGATCTGCGTGAAGTTGTATCCGGCTGACTCAATCTCTGCCTTTACTTCTTCATTCTTCTTGGTGATGTTCTCACCCTTGGCGTAGCGGGCAACCACGCGAGTCCATCTTGCAACCTGTGACTTGACTGAGTCAGCGTAGTCGCGTGGCTCTTCGAAGTCATAAAGGAATTTAAGATAGTTGGAGTATTCGATGCCGAAGTTTTTCTTGAACTTGCCATCTTCGACCACGATGTGTTTCTCAAGCGGTGGCCTTGTATTGGCCGTGAAGTAGTGAGTGATTGCCGCAAGGTCTGCGAGGTACTCTTGTTCCAACTCAGCCGTTGGTTCGTACTGAAAGCACATCATTCGGAGGTCATCCTTGCAGATGTACACTAACTCGCCATTCAGTCCTAGTCCCTTCATGTAGTGGAACAACTGCAAGCGGTGGTGTTTAATTGGCTTCTCGGTCTTCTCCATCATGTCCATCACAAAGGATGAGCATGACTTAATCTCTAGGACTTTCTTCTCAAGTTCCTTGTCACCGAACTTTTCGTACAGCTTCTCTGCGATGTACAGGGAGGATGCTTGGATTGATTCGGGAAGGTGAGACGATGTTATGTCTTGCTTGGCACGTTCGATGTCGATACGGCCTCCGGCTAAGAAGTCTAATCGACCCGATACCTTGAGCATATTAGGATACTCAACCATTACACGTTCCTGTGTATTGTTGATCAGTCCCGCACGTTCTAAAACGTAGCGCACCACCCACTCGACAAGGTTACCCGCCTCGAACTTGCGAAGGCTTCTCATGTTCGGTGGGTTGGTTGGTGTGACGGCTTTCATCTTGAGGTAACGGTCAACGAGGGGTTGTCCGATTTCCGATGCATAGCAGTAGTCTCTCGGTTCGAGAGCACGTTGTTGGGAATAGACGCATTCATTCCATAGTTGTTGTAGGTTCCAGTTCATTTACGTTTCTTGTTTATGATTACCCACCAATTGTGGTTAAAGATTACTAATGAGATTTGAATATGCTCCTTGGCAGGAATGAATGAGATGTGCGGAGTGTGGTATGAAAACCACTTTGAATGTCTAATTTTCATTTCGTTGAATGTTAAAAAAGATTGATTTGATTTCGTTTGGTATTGTCTTGAGCAGTCGCCCAGTCGATTGGTAGCCTGATGATACCTTGCCTATGTATTTCACTCGCTTGCCTATGATTGCATAAACGTCACGCGAATGTTTGACAATTTCATAGCCATCTTTGGTTTTAAATAGTCGTGTCATTGAGATTACAAATATAGTGTAACATGTAGATTCTCAGCTAAACTTTTACTAATTAAGGTTAATTAGTTCCTTAGTCAGCACCTCGGATAGCACCTCAGCGAGGTCGGCCTCCTCCGAGCGGGTCAGCAGTTTACGAAATGCGCGAGCATCCACCCACCATACATTGTCGGTCTTCTCGTCGTTCATGTCGCATACAGGGCATTTGGTGAATGGCCTGTCAGATTTCAATCCGATGTCCACAACGAGGATGCATCCACAGCTATTCCTTTGTAAGGCCATAGCCGTGAATACATCTCCCTTGAGGAACAAACCTTGTGAGTGGTCTCTTATTGCCACTATATCGTCTCCGGTGCGAAAGTCTATTATCATTTTTCTATATCCTTTAAGATCCACATCATTAGGTTAAACACGATATGATCAATTATCCTTTTCATCTTGCATGATTTTATCCAAGAAGTTACGCGCCTTGTCGTAGTGTTCGATGAACTCTTGCCGATTGCTAAACGCAAACTCGTCATAAGACTTTCGCATTCGATAAATGTCCTCATTCAACTCCTCTCTCGTTGGTTCTATTTCGTCAATGTCAATAACGGGCATGCCACTCCACATGTGAACCGTTACCTTGTGTCCCGCTTTGTTTATCATTCCGTAAATCCACCAACGCGAACTGCGGTATTTGAAGTAGGTGGTCTCTTCGATGTGGTCGGTTGTTTCTTCGGTGTAGAACCCGCTATCTTCGGGGTTCGCTAGTTTCCAGTCGTCGTAATTAAAGTAACTCATTTGTTATAGTTTATAGGGTTAATAATGCTATTATGAACGCAATGGCGGCAATTACGGCCATCACCTCTTCGTATAGTCGAAGGTTCTCCTCAGTTGTTCTCTTTTTTCTCATTTAAGTTGTGGTAGTATTTTGCTTGGTGGTGTATGGAGTCAAATACTGAATCGGTATTTGCGTCGAGTACTTCAGTTAGTATTTCGTAAGCCTTGTCCTGGTCGCACTCGTATCGGTCGGTGACATCTTGAACGTGCCATAGCGAATCCACATGGTATCCGGACTTTCTCAACGTTTCTTTAGCCTTGTTTACCTCGCTTTCGTAAGACGGTGTTATTTCATCCAACACTACGGTTAACTTTTCGATTTTTGACTTCTCAAAGTCTATGAGGGTAGTTAGTATTTCATCATTCTGAAATAGCATGTCGCGCATTTGTTCTTCGTACTTCATAACGCTTTTCCATGCGTTCATGATTTCAATTTGAAGGTCTTTAATTGCCTTGTCTAAAATTTCTGATCTCTTGTTCATGTTGTTATTGTTTAAATGTGGGTGCAATGTAGTTCTAAACATTGCCACCCACTTGTTAATGATTGTTAATTTAACTGACATGGCTTACTACCACAGCAGTGCTGCGATAACTGCTAGTATACCTAGAACGGCCACGATTGTGTCGTAGATTCTGATTTTCTGTTGTCTGTCCATGTCGTTGTGTTTAATTGTATTGGGGTAAATCGATTCCATTGTCACCACAAAAGTTGTCCGCTTGGCGACCGCTCAAGGTAACCTTGACATCGTACTTCATTAGCGAGGCCAACTGACGCAAGTCGAACATCTCGTGTGTTTGTGATTCAGTCGGGCATTTCAGTATCCGTTCCATCGTTGCGAGATGCTCAAGCAATGCGTTACGCATGATTTCTAATTGCTCTTCGGGTATGGTAATCGTGATAGACTCTGCACTGGACTTGGTTTCAATTAGATTGTCAATGCGATGCACAACGTATGTGGGCGCAAATGATTTCAACACCTCCATATCGTGTTGACTGATTTGGTCAAATGCCCAATGCGTAATCTCATCGAGTCGAATGCGTTCCTCGTCATTGAAGTCGCATTGCCTCATGAATCCCGTTTCACCTTTGTACATCGGCCACATACTTGCGCCATACAACCAATGCCCGATTGAATGGAGCGCAATCGTTTGCATGTCGCGTTCGTAATAGTCGCAGATGCAGTCATCAATGAACTCAATCATGTCATCGTATTCGGGTTGGGGTAGTATGAATTCGGTATCGAATTTACCAAAGAAGCTTGGCATTATAAACCGGGTTAACCGCTCATCAGCGTGGCTATAGTCGGCGAACATGTTCTCGCCAATGCCTTGCCAAAAGTTAACTCCCGTTAGCATTCCGTTATGAGTGATTAGGATAATGTTGCGGTCGCTTGGTGCGTACTCGATCCATAGCGTTGTCTTGTCTTGCGACTTTGTTACTTGCGTTGTCATTGTTTATAGTGTGTCAAGTTGTGAGCGTTGTGGATGCGCTCCCCCCATAATAAGTTGATTAGATTGTTTCGATTTGTTCTAGTTCGTAGTAGGCGGTGTGCATGCCAAAGTTCTCAGAGTTGGCGAACGGCTTTGAATCTTTGAACGCGAGGGTAACCTTGCCATCTTCATGGTAGCAAAGCACTTGCTCGTAACCACGTCCATCAAAGTGTAAGCAGAGGTCATAGATGTCGAGCCTATTCCAAGGCCAATCGCACACCTCGAAGCATCGCATGAGTGCGGTGTCGTACACTTGACAAGCCTCGTCAGTAAACGCTTGCTCATGCGAGTCCAGGTTGATGTAACTTGCAAAGTTGGAGTCGGGGTGGAAGTTCACACCTAGTTTGTAGATGCCGTTGATGAATTCAGCGACGTCTTGAATTGAATTGATTGGGATGTTCATTTGATTGGTATTAAAATGGTTCGTAAAGCTCTCTATCATCGTTGGGGTCAAACTCGTAAAGTTCAATCGAGTAGTCATGCCCATGGCCACCCGCGAAGAAGCCTCCGTTCATCGGGTTGTCTTCCCACATATAGCCACGCTCATCGCACATCTCGTTGAAGAGCGTGTATGCCCTTGTGTAGCCGGTTATCTCTTTATTCACGACCACCTCTCCCGATGTCGTGCGCGTCATAAGTATTCTATACATTTTACCAATTGTTTTAGATTGTTTCTATAATTTCATCGGTGTCCCAACACCATCCGTCACCAAGTTGGTACACACGTTCGCCATTGGACTCCACGAATGGTACGAAAGTTGGATCTTCCTCGCCTTCGTTCCATTGCTCTAGGTAGATTCCGTTCCACTTGAAGCGGACGCCATCGAAATTTTCGGTGGCAAGTATGCGGTCAATCTCCGACTTGCTAAAAAACGGGCATAACCAACCGTTCCACGTGCGTCCAGTGCAAGTGCCTATGTACTCGCCATGGCCACCATCGATAAAAAATGTTGCTTTTTTCATTTGTATTAAGTTTAGTACAACGAAGGGAGTCGAACCCTTGCAAACCTTGCGGATTGCCACACCGACTGCGCGTTGTTATAGTTGTTCACTTCGTCCGTGCTTTGTCACACGTCGTTAGGTTTGTTTGCAGTACATCAAAGAACTCCACTCTTAGCGACCATTGTGCGGTGGTCGGATACCTTTGTTCAGGTATTAAGTCGGTGCTTAAAGCTTTGAACTAACTTAGGCGGTATCATTTGCCTATCGTCACCATTTCAAGTCTCACGAGTTGGTTAGTGAGTGATTAAAAGCCGTTGCCGTTAATCGTTTGCAAATATTTATAAAGTTCTAAGTTCATTCCAAACATTTTCTCAATTATTTTCATTCCACATGACATAAAGGTTAAAAGTGTAGACGAATAGCCATTTATCATCGACGAATATCTATCTTTTTTTGTGGCATTCTTTGGAAACCCCGTAAACATTGACTATCTTTGAGGCATTGACGCTGAAAGTAAAGCCAGTCGCGGTGTTCAGAGGGTCGAGCCGGGGGGTACACCCTAAATCCCTCTCAGTTCCCCCTATATAGACAAGAGACAAGTAAAGACATAACGTGCCAACAAGCACTCAAGTCACTCATGCATGCACACGCGATTGATGTTTTCAAGTTGGGTTACCCCAACCAAAACCCGCACACCTTCTGCATGCCCCGAAAACACACGGAAAACGCTTTAAATCGACGTTCGGCACGTTGGTGGTATCTACATACCTTTGGGCATGAGATAATCAAAATTTGCCCCCTTAGAATGCTATTTAGAATGGTTCTAAACAAAGGATCATTCCAAGCATTTCAACGGTTAACTACCTGTTTTCTATAGTACTTACGACCTGGAGTTTGGTGTTGGCTTTCCAATAATGGTGTGCTGAGGGGGTGTAAGACTGCAAGGTTAAACGAAATGTTAAAAGTGTTAAAATGCTAGGTTTGGGAGGGTTCTTCATGCAGATAAGCCCGCGCATAAAGGTAGCAGTACAAGAGACTTTAGCGGTATATGCCTGGGTATCATTGTTTTAGTCTACTTTCTCCACCGATGGGAGACCAAGAATGCGGGCATTTTGATTTGCTTCGTGTCGGAATACGTTAACGCAACATTGTTGCAATAGTCTATCTGCTTTATTATGTTAAGGCATAACCAAGCCGTGGTCGGCGGTAGGTGTTCCACGTGGAACGTATAGGAGGCCACCCCTCTTGCCAAGTCGACTTCGGGTTGAGTGGCATGCTTTAGGCTAGGTGGGGGTGACCCCAACCATCATGAGTTTACAAATTCCCCAACCATCATGAAATGTGTTGCCTGGAAATGAAATTCGTGTATATTTGTAAAAAAAAGGCTATGAAATACGCTTCACAGGACTTTATGGACAATATGTTTGGTCGGTACTCACCGGCTAAGATGATGGTCAAGAAGAAGAACAGGATGGCTATGGAGGAGATGGAACACGAGGCTAAGGAGGCTGAGAAGTGCAAGTGTGAAGGGGGTGGTCATGGCTAAGGGTATGGGGACTGGGTCTAAGACGACCTTCGGGAAGAGAAAGGACGGCAAGGCTGTCAAGCGCAAGTCTCCGATGGACAAGAATGTAAAACCAACAAGAGGACAGGGATGAAAGCAAAAATGGGATTGTACGCAAACATCAACGCCAAGCGCAAGAGAATAGAAGAGGGATCAGGCGAGAAGATGAGGAAACCTGGGAGCAAGGGTGCGCCTAAGCTGAAGGACTTTATCGAGTCTAAGAAGACTGCTAAGAAAAATAAAAAATAATAAAAAATGGTAAAGGCATATACACTATCGGACAAGATTGTCCAGCAGGGGTTCAACGACTTTGAGTCGATTGTTGGCGCTGTTTATAAACTACCTGCTGGAGGAGTTGTAGAACTTTCTTCTATTGAGGCATTACGGGCCTCTGGTGCCACTCCAATAAGTGTTGGTCAAATAGCGACATATTTTGTTGATTCGAGTGGCTCTTATAACACGTATTTGCAAACGGCAGATGTTTTTAGCAATCCTTCTGCTTCAAACATTATACTAAGGGCTTTTGGTGAGGGATGGGCCAGTGAGCGTAGCCCAGACGTTTGCGACCAGTGGATTCAGGTGAGAAGATTTGATTCGTCTCCAATCATTAACATTAATGATTTGCAGGAATTCCCCAACGTGTTGTGTTACAAGTTGGTTTGTGATTGTTACCTCGCCGTAGTTGAACCATAAAAATAAAATCATGGCAAAGTCACCAGCATGGCAGAGATCAGAGGGCAAGTCAAAAACAGGCGGACTGAACGCCAAGGGACGTGCCTCGTACAAGCGAGAAACTGGAGGGACGTTGAAACCCCCGGTGTCGGCTAAACAGGCAAAAAAATCTCCAAAGGCCGCTTCCCGTAGAAAGTCATTTTGCTCTCGAATGCAGGGCATGAAGTCCAAACTTACATCAAGTAAGACGGCCAACGACCCTAACAGCAGAATTAATAAGGCCCTCCGCAAGTGGGACTGCTAGATAAAACACGGTTCCGTGCGGGGATCGTTGTAGTTACGAATAAAGCCGATCAGAGATGGTCGGTTTTTTTGTTGATACGCTGACCAATCCACCGCATCACAGGGACGGCCATAGAGTTCCCACAAGCCTTGTAGCGTGGACCGTCTGGACACTCTTCCTCCGGCTTCTTCTTCCAAGGAATTTTTGTATGCCCATCAGGAAATCCCTGCAATCTTTCACACTCTGTCGGGGTCAATCGGCGGATAGCCATCGGGGGGTTTATCACGGCCCCGTAATGATTTACGTCAGTAGCAGACGAACCTAATGTCTGAGACGTATGCTCGTTGGTTGTCTGATTGAACGTATCAACTGCAATGGGCTGCGCTATATGCTGGTCTTGATGCGTTGAAATAGTGAACACTTGTTCGTCCTGCCCTAAATATCCTTTTCCTCCACCCTCGCAACCTCCACGAATCTTGAAGGCGTGGGCTACTGCATTGTTTTCGGTTATTAGCTTTCCTTCGCTTACATACTGATTACCTACCCCTTTATAATCTCTAGCACAAAGAGCTCCGACGGTTGGCTGAATGACTGCCTGGAAGTTGTCCTTGTCGGGCATATACTGGCCGCCACTCCTTGTGGTTATGGTTGCTGAGGTTTCTCCTCCGTCCCACCACTTACCGCCTCCAAGGCTATCCTCAACTGATCCGGCAGTTGCTTGCCTCTTTTCTCTGCTCGGCGCAGGATTCCTTGACACGCTTTCTGACTCAAATAGAACCTCTGCGGCAGCTCGCTGGTCTCCAAGACATCCGACAACAAACACACGTCTACGTCTTTGGGCCACTCCGAACCATTGAGCGTCCAGTACCCGATAGGCCCACCCGTACCCCAACTCCCCCAACGCCCCGAGGAAGGAACCAAAATCCTTTCCTCCGTTAGATGACAGGACTCCGGGGACGTTTTCCCAGACAATCCACTTAGGTTTGTAACGCTCAGCGATTCCAAGAAACGTGAGCATGAGGTTGCCTCTTGGGTCCTTAAGACCTTGTCTGAGACCTGCGACGGAGAAGGACTGGCATGGTGTGCCTCCAACGAGAAGATTGATAGTTGCATCTGGCCAAGTATTAAATTTAGTCATGTCACCCCAGTTCGGGGTGTTTGGAAATCTTGTTTTAAGAACCTCTGAGGGGAACGGTTCAATTTCTGAGAACGCCACGGGTTCCCATCCCATGTCGTGCCACGCTACGGAGGCGGCTTCTATTCCGCTGCACACGGATATGTACTTTATGCTCATAGGGAGTATAGTATAGCGATTACCACAAAATAAATCGAAAGGATTATCAGGTACGGAAGGAGTTTCTCAAGCTCCTGCATTGTAAATGGATTATCCATTTTTCCAAATCTCTTTAGCGGTTTCTAAAAGCTTGTCAAAGCTGTCTGACACGTGTTCTCCTTTGACGGAGTCACCCCACCACTTTCCGTCAGGGCTTTCTAGGTAGTAGATTACGTCCTTTTCCTCTGCGTCATAACTCCATGAGGACACGCGAGCCTTATAGATTGCAATGTGGTCTGTAGGCTGCCCGATTTCGTACCATACAGAGATGGCGTAAACGCTTGTGCCTGGCTCGTAGGCAAAGATTGTGTAGGTTGTTCTCTTATTCATTTCGTTTATTTCGTTTATTCTTGTAACAAAAAAGATAAAAATTTGTTACAGTTAGTAGTCAGGACAGGATTCGAACCTGCACGCGCACCGAGTATACGTCGTATGAGTGCGCTTACTACGCTTAGCGTCTACCATTCCGCCACCTGACTATGTCACAATTCTTCAAATTTATGTGACTAAGCCTCGTTCTTCCCCTCAACGCCACGCTTAATTCTGTTGGCTGTGCGAGCAGTTTGCCAGTGAATCGCCTCTTCAATCTTTGTAATCGTTAGCGCATTTTCACGGCATGGAAACGCTTCGTTCAAGCTCTCAAAAAGACACTTGACGTACTCAAGCATATCAACTGCTTGGACTCCGTTCACACCAACCTCGCCTATTGGGTCTGACTGGATAGTGAAAGATACAATTGGAGCCTTGCCTTTTTCGTCTTGAGCATTCTCGATTGTAATGAATCTCAAAGATTCACTCGACATTTTTTCTACAGCTTTTACTACGTGTCTCATATTGATTTGTTTTAATTATTTAAAATTTTCTTCAGATACAGCGCAAGATCAAGCACCTCTTCGTATGCGTGTTGCAACCACTCCTTCTGAGTTAAGTCATTCCGGTCCATAGTCTTTTTGTACTCTGAGTAACCCTTCTTCTCCCGCATGATCATGTCTACAATAACCTCGTTGAGTAGGTCTGATGCGTATTTTATCGGCTTATCGTCTCCTGTATGTCCCATCGGTAGCTTAACCAGTTTTGTTGTTTACCCATTAATTTATCAAGCTTGAAGCAGTCATTCAGAGCCTTGGTTTTAGCCATCTCTGGACTTTTTGCTTTCGCCTTGGCGTTGTGAACGAGCTTTTCCCCATCCCAGATCGTGATTACGTAGTTATTCATGTATTTCGTATGTTGAATTTTTCCAGACTCTGATCTGGTCACTCGTGAAATGCTTGATCTTACCCCCGTCCAAAAGGACAACAGTTATCTCGTCATTCTCCAGCATCCCCGCTGGTGTTATGTAGAGGATGTATCCGTCTCCAAGGGGAGTCGTAACTGGGATTGGTGAAGGGGGAAAGGTCATCCTTGCACTTAGTGAGCAGGTTCTCTATCTCCTCCATCCGCATCGACTTCAGACCCGGCAGGTTGTTGTTCACCACCGTTGTTATCAGGTCCTGGTCCATCTGTGGCCTCCACTCCGTCAGCTTCTGAATCAGATGCTCCCTCAGCGCTTGCTTGGTTCTTTTCATCTATTTGCTGTTTTATATCGTCAATTCCCTTACTTATCAGAACCCAGTACTCCACAGGAAGCGTTGCAAGGTTCTGCAAGGTCAACTCCATGATCTCAACCGCGTTTAGATATGCCTCCCCGCCTTGAACATTACCAAGAACGCCGTATATCGGCATCAGCTCACGCTCTAGTTTAGCTACAAGGTTCTTTGAGTGCATCTTTAAGTCCTGTCTGAAGAACTTAAGCTCAACACATTCGTCGTGGCACTGCGCGTAAATCTGCTGTGCTGCTAGTGCGGTTACTACTAACCGTCTTTTTCTTTCTTGTTCGTTCATTTCGTTTATTTGTGCAAATATATACCACGCAAGTCAATTTGCAAGAAAATTAACATTAATTTGCGCTAAATGTGAATCCAGTCTCATCAATAATCATCTCATCGACCTGCTCCATCGACAATCCAACGATAAAGTCGTCCCCTCCAGAGCTTACCACGCACAGATTCTTATAGTTTAGGTACGGACGGACATTGTCTATGCTGTAAAATACGGCTGGCTCGCACTCAAACTTCTCCGGAGTCGCCCCAACAAGGTCGGCCGTCCTTTTTTCTTCGTTTTCGATCACTATGGGGAGCATAATCCTCATACTATTCCAAATTTACTCGTCTATAACCAAGTATCCATAAGAACTCAGAGATTTTTCTCCCATATTCTTCAACATGGCTCTCCTCCCAGTGCTTGAACTCGTGGTGTAAATACTCGTGGATGGCAACCTCTAGATGTTCCTTAGCAGGAAGGCGTGGGTCGATCTCGATAAGACCGTCCTCATGGTAAAGGCCACGCGCCCTCTCCCTGCCCAACTTCCTGTATTTGATTCTGAAATCTTCCATTGCACATCATGTTATGCAAAATACAGAAAAAAATGCACATCTTCTGTAACAAAAACGTGCATAAAAATGTTACGAGAGTTACTTAATCTTCCCGTCTACGATTCGGTAGTTTGTAACCTCAAACTCCTCATTATCAAACACTTTGACGTGCGCGAAGCCGTGGGTAAACTTGTTAATCGGCATGTAGTCAGGATGCAGCTCACACAGGCAAGCTACTGACCAGCAGGTCGTCACTCGTCCGTTGATGTTTGGCTCCGTATGCTCCGACGTCTGGTGGTGGTGTCCGCAGATCGCATTGTCCTTGGCTCTAAGATAAAGTCCACGTGCAATGTTTACCGGGCTGAACATACTTGAACCAAACTCGTGTCCGTGAAGTGCTACAAGCTTTCCCATTCTAACTAATTGCTTGTCAGGAATGAACGTGATGTTCAGTTTCTCAAGGTGAAGGATAGACTGCAAGGAAAACTCTTCAATCCCTACAAGATCTGAGGCATTGTTGATCAGGTAGTGGTCCCAGCGGATGTCGTGGTTTCCTGCCTTGAAGTATATTGCCTGTGTAGGGAACAGTCGTCGCAGGGTGTAGAGGAAATCCCTTGCCATGTAGATTTCTGTGGCGAGGTCTCTCTTGCGCGGGTCCTTTTGGAAACGACTGATCGCGTAGAAGTCGATGAGGTCGCCGTTGATGTAGATCGTGTTGACTTCGTTTTCAAGCCCATACTTGAGCGCTGCTGTGAGGGCCGGAATGTTGTGATATGGTACGTGAATGTCGGTGAGAAATAGGATATCATTATGATTAGTTGGAAATTTATACGGGCTGTATTTGTTTTCCTTTGAGTCTGGGAGACCCAATGGATTACTTTCGGGCATCAGCTCATTAATGATATCCTCGAATGCGTTTATGATGGCTGTAGGCTTTAATTTAGCTTTCTTTACCGGCTCTTCTATTTTGTTCTTTTTTTTCCACGCCAAGAAGGAGCGCTTGAAGGACTCTAGGGTTGCACTTGTTTCAATCTTGTGCCACTCTTCCTCCAGCTTTTTGTTCTGGCTGATGTCTCGCGTATCGTTTAAGATGTTACGATAGTTTTGTACGCTATTTTTCATTTGGTTGATATATTGCAAATATAATCACCACCCAAACAGAAACCGCCCCTTTTTTAGAGGCGGTTTACACAACGAAATGAATAAAACAAACTGAACTTGCGCTACATGAGCGCACCTCAGCAAATGTATCAACAAACCTTTTTAGGTCCTTCATTTTCTTTTGATTACGATGACTTTACGCTTTTTATTTTCCTGGGCCGGGCGCTTCTTCCACACTAAATACTTAACGGGCAGAATTGTTCCGACTGTCAGAAAACAAGCAAAAGCGCTTGCGTAGTTCTTTTGTACTAGCGAGAGTACGAATCCTATCACAAACGCAATCAAAAACGCTGTGAGTGTAATGTTGGGCATTTCCAACATATAGGCGGGGAATGATTTCTTTAGTTCCAAAATATAAATTGTGATTTTTTTACGTTTTCACCTTTCATAATTATAAGGGTGGCCGGTACGCAAATGTACATAATTTTTTCTACACCGTTATCCGTCCACTGATACGCCTCATATATGATAGACTCAATGGTTTTCATTTACAAGCTCAAACTTTAACTTGTCGTACTCTTCAAGGTCAATGACCTTACCGTCGAACCTGCCACGGTAGGTGCAATCCAAAACTTCTATTTCACCCTGGCAGTTCCAGGCAAGGGCCATTGCCTTCAAGTGTTTTTTAACAGCGTCCGGTGTGTTCAACACCTCTGAAATCTGGAGGATCTCGTTGTTCTCTCCAATGGTTTTCACGCGGTATGCGTTGACCTTCTGTCCATCTACTGTGCGCTTTGCGTCTTTTATTTCAATTCGTCCCATCTTCTATTTTTTTAAGTTCATTAAAGTGTCCGCTAATCCAAAGATACATATCATTTCCTGTAAGTTCGTACAATCTTACGTTGATTAGCCTCATTAGGGACTTGTCACGGTCGTATTTTCTCTTTGGCTTATGAACACCCTCCTTAGGGTATTCCATGTCGTCAGTAAGGAGCTTATGCCTCAGACTCCGAAGGTGCTGTAACTCGCTCTGGTTTGACGGTGTAGGCGGCAAGTATATCGGGATTCCGTTCATTGAAAAAGTCTAATAAAAGTTCTTGTCTTGTTTCGTCTAGGTCGGCAATGAAGTGACGTATTTGTTTGCGTCTTGCCGCGTTGTAGTCGTAGTCAACCCTTAAGGTCTTCATGGCGTGAGAAACCGTTGCGTGGTCTCTCTCAACAAGCCTTGCAACATCGGAAAGGCTCTTTGTGCTGCAAACCCTTACAGTTGTCATAAACATCTGACGGGCAAACACCACGTCTCTGAATTTTCTTGTACCCTTTATGTCTGCTACAGGCACGTGGAAGTGTCTCCCAACCTTTTCTAGCAATTCGTTTTCTTGTGCGTCTTCTACCTTGTGCAGGTACTCGTAAACCTTTGTGAATTCCTTTCTGTTCTGTGAAGGAACTAATTCTATCAAGTCCTTGAATGTGTATCTCATGTTCGTTTGTTTAAAGCCGTGGCGGGTTTGCCTCTGTTTATCCCCCGCCACGACTCTTGGTTAAGATTAGAATGGCAAATCGTCGCTTGGGTCATCCTCTTTAGCCGGGGCGGCATAAGAGTCCAACTTCTTGACTGAACTTACAGCCTTGACCTGCGGGAGGAAGATGTCGTTGAGGTGCTTCTCAAAGAACTCCTGGCGCTCTGAGTCGTCCCACACAACCTGGCCCTTTACCTTGATCTGTTTCATCTCAGGCATATTGCCAGGATTGTCCTTAGTCCATGCCCACTTGATGTCTTCCTGACCATGGCGGAGATACAACATTGTACGTGTCTTTCCGTCAATCTCCTTTGACCACGGGGTTAGAGTAATCTCTTTACCAGCGTCAATGTTAGGCATTGACAAGAAGAAACCTGATGAGTAGCGTGAACTCCAAGGCATCTGGATTTGATACTCGCCGTCGCCATCCTTCAGAACTACACACAGCTGATCTCCGTAACCCTGTTCAGAAACACGCTTGAACACGTCTACAATGTAACCCGACAGAGAGGCGTAACGCTCTTCGTAATGAATTTTAGTACCGTCTTTACTGGTACACTTGACTGAGCCTGCTGTTCCTTCTGGAACTCGCTTGGCAATCTTACCGCCAGATATGCTGAGGTAAGTACGGTTTGATGAACCACCTTGATTTAATCCCATAGATTTTTTGATTAATTAATTGGTTATATTTCGCAAATGTAGCATATATGTTTCTTTTGTGCAAGAAAAAAACTGTTAAATTTATACCCTAGACGTAATTTTTCGTCATTCCCAAGCCTCCGCGTACCCGTTCGGGTGCTGAACGTCTTCATCCCACTCCTTGGCGTCTCTTGAATCGGTCCAGCTTCTGTTCGGTTTGATGACCGATGGCTTTGGTTCTTCAATTTGAGCTTGGACATATTTCCCGTCAATCGCCTGCTGAAGATAGTCAACTCCATCGAACGTGAACCTCCTAGTGTTCCTCTGTAGTTGGAACTCAAAGAAGCCCTTTATACCGACGATCTTTTGCCTGCGGATCTTCTTACTATGGAACTCACAGATAGGGCTTTCTGGGGCCGTCTGAGCGAACGGACGGTGGTATATTAGGATGTTATCGGCCTTGTTGTTCCACATCGCCCCGTCAGCTAAGTCGAAAACCTCTGGGCATGGGTAGTTCCCGTCGTCACCCTTTCTCATCTTGTGCGGGTGGACCACGATGTCGAAGTACACGTTGTTTTTTCTTGCAAACCTTGTGCAGTCGGACAAGAATGTTTCCAGGTACTTGTCGCTTCGTCCTCCGCCCTTCGCGTAATCGTTTGACATCTGGTTGAACGGGTCGATGATAACTCGTTCCACTCCATGCTTGACAATGAGGGTAAGGAATACCTCCTTAACGTATTCGGGAGTAGGGCTTACACTCTTTGGGTAAACCATGAAGATGTGTTCACCAATCATTTTGTAAACCTTCATGTACATATCGTAACTTGGACGGTTTGGATTATTCGGGGTGCAGTCCTTTCCAAAGTAGATCTCCACAAGGTCGTGGTAAAATTGTTCTGCGGGTAACTCTTCAGGCGTGAAAATAGCTACTTTTTCTCCAAATTTCACGATTCTGAAAACCATCTCCCACTTCATGAAAGAGGACTTACCATAGTTTCCTATTCCGGAAACAATCGTCAAGTCTCCTTTGACTCTTTTGAAGTGTTTGTCAAGCAATGGCACTCCGAGTGGTTGAGCAGCTCTGTATCCATGAAGGTAAATGTCGGATGCTTGCTCCATGACTTCCTCCGCATAAATCACGTCATTCGCCGCAATATTCTCCGCATCTTCTGCGGTGATTACGATGTCAACCTCCACTCGGTTAGCCTTACTAACCAACTGGTCCTTCGTGAATTCAGCGGTGTTCCACTGGTTCATGTTGGCCCTGTACGCGCTACGAATAGCCTGGCGACACTCCATCTGACTGAAGCTTGCGTCAGGAACAACGTAGGTCATCATTAGGCTATAACAAGTCTCCTCAAGCATCCCGAACCTGCAACAGCTTGCGGCTAGTTTGAAAACGAAGTGGTTCCTCTCACCCTCACGAAACGCATCGCCCTTCGACGTCATCCAAGCAAGTAGGTTTTGGAATATCTTATCGTCGTCGTTAATGGTTTCGGTAGTTGTCTGTTTGGGCGACCTGCGGTCCTCTTTCTTTAGGGGAAACTTTTTGTAGACTTCAGCGTTAAGGTTATAGTACAGGTCTGGATCATATGACTCAAAGCATAGGCGAGAAACATTCCTTCCTGTCTTGTCAATGTCCGGGAAATCATTCATTAAGGCATCAAAATGCTCTTTATGCATGGTTTTCCATTCAATTTTAACAAGTGCCTTTAGTCCCTTTCCCGAAGGCGACACCCAAACAGCCGTAATGTGACTTATAGCGCACAATTCATTTCTTTTTTGGGCAATATTTGTCACATTATCGAAATCAAGTACAATGTACCCAGAATGTTCGATAAGTTCAGAGTCCTTGCGTTTGTTAAAAAGTCCACTAAAGCAAACTGCTGGAAGTTTCTTCTTCAGTTCGTCCGCCTCTTTCTTGGTTTTGGCTTCCCTCGCCTTCTCAACGAGTTCCTTTGACTTTCCAGACCTAATTCGTTCAAGTGCGCCCAGCACAGTAATTGGGAATCCTTGCAAATCATTGAAGTCTTTGTAGATTGAGATTTTACCATCTGTTGTTGTCATCTTGTGTCGGTGTTTGTTTTATTGCTTTCGTTTGTGTTTCGTCCTCCCATCTTCTGTCGCGAAGATAGCGCACAGGATCCTTCCAGTATTTTCGCTCGCGCCCATCCTTATGGTTTCCCACGCCTTCTACAGCAAGTGTTCGGTCCTCAGCGGATAGTTTATTCCAAACAGCTAAGGTTTGTTTCTTGTCCACCTTCTTGTCATATGCTTGCCAAAAATCCTCGAATGTGTATTTATATATTATTGTTTCTTTATTGGTATTTGTTTCTTTATATATATCGAGGTTTTCCGATTCACGGAAATTCCCGACTTCGGGAAAACCCGATATCGGGAAATCCGCATCTCGGAAAAGTTGAGGTGAATCATACACGATATGGTTCCACCCCACCATTCTGTTTGTAGCAGAATCAATTTGACGACAGCTTAGGATATATCCCTTCTCTTGCAAGGACTTAAACACTCTGTCTACTGCGTTTTTTGCATCTGGCATTTGATTGTAGAGGTTCTTCTTGTAAAGAACCCAGCTCTCCGGAAGTGAAAGAAGAAAACATAACATCCCTTTCTCTTCCATAGTCAAGTCTTTGGACTGCGAGATTTCGTT